TTATCTTTGTTGTTGCAAACTTGGAATTACTTAATCCGTCTTTCTCAGGAGTTACAACTGGCATCAGTTCTCCCACAACTTGCGCCAGGTCCTCTTTATTGATTAAAATCGGATTGCCGTCCTTATCCAAAGCACGTACACAATTTATCTCTTTTTTCTGGGGAAGTGCGCTTTCGACTTCCTTCATCGTTTTTATAGCTCCCATACTACTATGATTTTTAAATTGAACATTATTTTAATCTTTTCTGAACACCACATCCTGAATCTTCCAGTTCCAGGTCTTGTCGTCCTTCTTCCCGCTGTTATGGAAATTCAGGGCTGACTTAATGATATTCTCTTTTAAATCATTTTTCTTGAACTCGACTTCCGCCTTCTGCGGAAATTCCTTTACCTGCGCGGTATCTACTGAGATAATCAGCGCAACCAATAATGTGTCTAACATAATCCTTTTTATTAATATTAATAATCGAATACCAATCTCCTTAATACGCTGCCGACCGCTATGCCGGCAGCATCCGCAAGTATGTCCAGCCAGTCCCAGTCCCAGCCCGAACCGACCTTGCAGTTCTTCCTGTACATCCAGTCAGCGGCTTCTTTCGTCACGCCTGCCGTAACGGCACAGAGTTCACCCACTGTCAGGGTGATGGCAAGGCATGCAAGAAAATGCAGCAGCTTGTCGTTAATTCTTAAAAACATATCCAACATAACCATTATCCACAGTAAAAATAAATCCAATGACTACCGTCAAAAACGAAAAAGCAGGATATTTGATTGATGGAAGTAGCAGTGGTTGTGCCTCTGTTATTGGGATTCATCAGGGGTCCTTTCACTGAGACATTCCGGTTCAACTGGTTCTTCAAATATACAATCCGGCCTGGAGTAGTTGACCTTGGAAGAAACAAGGTAGGGTCAAAACTTAGATCCGGTCCTCCATATATGATAATATCATCGGTATCACTGACTGTATAGCTCGGTGGGGCAGACATCATACTACTGCCTAAATTGCGGACACCCGCAGCAAATCCGGAAGCCCGTAATCTGCTTATCCTTACCGATTCACCGCTCCTGGCATTCAAATTTACATTACCCAATGCTTCTATCGCGCAAGTATCATATCCGGCCTGGGCCATCACTCTTACACCGGTTGAATGGTCACCGTAGGCATCCAAACTGAGTGCCGTAATCCCATCTCCACGAATACGGCACATTGCCCCGGACGAGACATTCACTTCAAAAAATTTCCCGCCATCCTTGCCTATCCTCAATGTCGCGGTCGGATTTTCCTTTTCGTTTTCAAGTCCTCTGTTGGTTATCTTGAATGCACCGATATAACCTTCGGTTGCGGTAACACTGCCTGTAAACTCCCCGTCTGCGCCATCCAGGTGCTTCACCCGCAGATTATCCACGTCGATAAGGTCTGCATCTATCTTCCTGGCAAGTAAAAGCTGCGTACCCAGTAGCGGGTATTCCTGGATGGATTTCCAGGAAGTAGTGTCCGGGTTCTGGGCCACATCGTCGAACGGGTGCATCTCACTGTTTCCGGCCACCGGATTCATCCACATGAATACAAAGCCCTTATCCTTATCCAGGAAATATTCCCCGTTCTTATACTTGAACGGCAGCGGTTTCCAGTCACCATCGACCGGGAAGGGGGACGGGTTCTGCCGCACAATGCTGGCCCTCTTCTGAGCAAGAAGGGTCTCGCGGGCACTATCACGGTACGCTTCCACGATAATAGAATCCGCATTGCCCCACTTGTCAGACGGAAGGTAGTATTCCCATTCGGACAATGCACCGGGGGAATCCGCCGTACCGAGGTCCTTGCCGGCCGACTGGACATGCAGCCGCCAGAATACATCCAGCAGGGCCGCATCAGCCCCGCTGCGGTGCAGGGCTTTCAGCTTCAGCGGCACCATCTGCACATTGTTACAGTCCACAGAGATGGCAGCCGGCTGGCACTCGATGTCAACGTATTCCACCGGGTCAGGCTCACGTACCGCCACGACACTCAAAAACGCTGTCACCATCATAGTTCAATAGGATTAGTGTTCGTTGCAATTACTCTGAATGTCTTGGCGCGTGCTGCATCCGTATAGGTCAGTGCGATGTCCTTGCCCTGGAACTTGTTGCTATCCTTTCCCGACAGTGTGAACGGATTGTTCTCGCCATCAAACGTGGCGAAGTCCCAGCTTGCCACCGCCACTTCCTCTCCGGACTGGCGTTTATAGGCATACGGCGTCAGCGTTCCCGTTTCTCCCGGATATATCTGCCCGTCAGAAGCAAGCCCCTTAACCTTGAATGCCGCCAGTATAGGGTCGCTAAGGTCGAACACGGTAATGAAGCCCTTTGCAATAACTTTCGCATTCTGCACAGCCTCACAACTTACCACCAGCGAACCGTCAATATCATTCGCGGCAATGTTCTGGGTTCCCTGAGTTCCGAGATTCTCTTCCCCGGAAGGCAGTTGCTTCTTCCATTGGAGCGTGATATTGCCCAAATCGTTGATAAGGTCTCCGCCACTGTACAGCGATGCCTTCAAAGTCAGCACTTCGGACGGATTGATTATCTGCGTACCCTTGTCTGAAGTGATGAATAACTCATACTGTTTACCGGATGATTCCTGGATGACAACATCCGTCGCAAGCTCGTTGAATGCGACCGTATGCCCGCCGATTTCAACCTCACCGGAAACGGTTATGCGGTCATTGTCATATCCGGAAATAGGTACGAGGTTCTTCATCACCCGAAGTCCCGTCATGGGATAGGACTGCGAGTCCACACTTACATTGTATCCGGTTACGCGCTTGAACATGCCGACAAACTGTTCCGTATTGCACAGCCCATCCTCCCCGAATGCAAGTTCGGTTCCGTTGTACTTGAAAACAAGCCTGGAAGGGATGAGGATGCGCCCGCTGCTCACGTCACGTAACACGACAATGACAATAGGGCGTTTGTCCTCCGCCAACGCTTCAAAGTCCGGCGTATACTTGTCACTTCCCTTTGTCCATGCCTGGATAAGCGGACCATTGTCTACGCGCACATACCCGTTGACGGTTGTTCCGTTGCTCACCGCCACGATAGCCAGTGAAGCGGTCACTTGATTCTGGTTCATCGTCCGCCTCCTTTCCTTTTTCCGTCAGTCTTTACCCCGGCCGGCTGTTCCGGACCGGTCACGCTGCCTTCACCCTCTTCCGACGCCCCGCTGTCCGAATTCTGCTCCTGGCTGAAACCGGGGTCTATTTCCTCTTCCTCTCCGGGTGTCACACTGAAACCGGGGTCGATGTCCTCCGTACCCTGCATCGCTTCCTGCTGTTTCTCTATCAGTTCCTTCAACTCACGTGCAGAACCGATGATGTCGATGTCAAGAAGAGTACCCACATTCCGCATCTCACTGATAGGAATGTACACCCTGCCGTCCGGAAGGGTATTCATTATTCCAAAGAATTTGCCTTCGAGCTTTGCCTTTTCTACAATTACGTACATATTGATTAAAGTTTAAAGTTATTACTATTCATATACCGGACCCGTGGCAATGAATACCGTCTGTCCGTCAATCTGTGAGGAGATAACGGCGCCTTCCTCATCGCCCATCAGGGACTCACCGATGAGAAGCCCCACTTCCGCCCGCACATGGAAGATATGTCCTGCCGGGAAACCCTTGTCCGCCGGAATGAACTCCAACGTCCGCCCACCGGTTGCCAGCACCTTTTCCGGCTCGCCCGGCTTGGCACTCTGGCCTTTCCATGTGATGCGGAAAAGGTCATCGTACTCTGTACCGTACTCGCGGCGGTTGTCGAAAATGCGTATTTCATAGGCGCTCGGCTGCTTCATGTCCTCCGACAGGGTGAAGCCTTTTGTCTGGATAATTTCGCAATTGAGGGAAGCTGCCATCTCCGTCTTTACCTCAATTACCACTTCCAGCCGCCCGTCCGTAGGGGCCTGCGGTCTGTTGCCCGCATATTCACAGGCGCGGCAACGGAAACTTGCACCGGTGACATACTTCGCCTGATACATCAGCTTGCGGGTGTACACTCCGTTCCCGTCATGGCAGACAATACCGGGGTCGTCCGGCGTAACCGGGCGGTATGCTCCGTTTTCAAGTATGTCCCAGAAGTATGCGGCGTGTTCATCATCCACGGGTTCGGTCCCTGTATAGAGCTGCGGTTCTATCTCCCTGTCCCAATAGCCGGAACGGTCGGCCAAGCGAAGCGGGTCGGTCACCATCACGGAATCACCCTTCAGGCGCAACGAATACGCCTTGTTGTCGTACAGGTGCGAATACGACCTGATGCTCCTTTCGACCCTGACCTCGCGGTTCGTACGAGGGTCCGTGAATATCGCGATGCCGAAATACTCCACCGGCTTCTCCGGCGGAATGTTCTTCCGGATGGTAAGCGCATATTTGGGCACACCGCCGCTACCGTCGGAAATGCTGTAATACTCGCCCTCGACGATGCGGTTGGCCGACTTGTCACGGGGTGCGCCCTCGAACCACTCCACCCCCGTGAGTTCCATTTCACCGAATACCGTCTTCTCGTCGAACGCCGATACCTTCGGCACGATGACCAGCGGTGTCAGGGTCCGGTCAGGGCTGTATTCCCGCAACTGCTTGTCATACGTCTGCACGGGACTGCCCGACAATACTATTATCTCTCCCTGAAGGGAAAGGGGGTCAACGTAAATACGGCCCCACTGCTTGTTACTCTTTAATCCCATATACCTATAAATTCTTATACGATGTCAAATCCTAAATTCATATCCACTTCCTCCAACCTGCCATTTACCGGAAAGAATACCCGGCAGGTGAATATCACGGACTTGCTGACAAAACCGAAATCCGAACCGACCCCGTGCTGGTTCCCGTTGTCGATATGGATGGCAAGCCTGTTTCCGTCCACATACTCAGGCGTCCAGAGGTTGTCCGCCGGTACATTGCCACTGTTGCGGAACCACTCCACTTCGGTAGCATCGTCCGCCATCACATCATCCGTTATATCCGTAGTTCCGAAATATATACGTCCGGACATTACCTCATCCACACCGCCTATGACGAATGCCTCCCCGCCTGAAATGGAGAGCTGGAGCGAATACCTGCTGTCGCCCTCAAGGAGTCCCCATGAAGGGGAGTTCCACTTCGGTTCGTCGGTTGTCTTATCTGACAGACACCCCCACTTGCAGCCAAGATGGTAGACCGTATGCTGTTCCAGCAGGGTATATTCACTGCCGGAAGGTTTCGACAGTTCGTGCTGTACGAACCGGTAAGGAGCGCCGCTCTGGGCCGTTTCCAGCGACCAGACACCCCGGTCTACCTTGCTGGGAATGACATCACCGTTATAATCGAACTGATAGAATTTCTCGGCAATGACCGTCTGTGCAACGATGCCAACATCTTCGGTTGTCACCGGCAGTTTTTCGAGTGCCTTGATGTTAGGGAGTTTTCCGATAGTCAGCGCATAATTGTAGTCCTCCAATATCGGCTTATAGACATTGGCCAGGAACATAATCCGACCTTCTCGTGAAGAAATCATCCACGACTGCGCCCGACCGTTGAAGCCGCCCTCTTCAGGAAGCGTACTGTTACCCCTGCGGGTTACGTTGTAACCGGCCAACGGCGGATAGTTCGTGCCTCCAGGCACTTCGCTGTCCGGATAGAGCACGACCGTTATGCTGTTCTCCGCACTGTTGGTGGTAAGAATACGCATCCAACTGGTGTAATAGTCTGAACCGCCCGTAAGCAGTGTGTTAATGATGGAGAAGCAGACATCATTCTCCTGGAACTTCATGAAGTCGAAGTCCGTACGTTTCTCTATTTTCAGACGGTAGGTATTTTCTCCCAAATCCTCCACGGATTCTATCTTACCAATCTCGGTAAAGGAGTAGTCAGACTCCATTCCTTGAATCTGGTTTATTATCAAGTCAAGCACTGACAGTGAACCGCGGACTTCCAACCGTTCTACCTGTGCCCGGCCATCAGGAAATATCCCTGCACCCTTGCCGGCAATCATACTGTCTACGAATTCGCCAAACTCACCGCCTGCGAGGAGTTTCAAAAGATATTCAGTCTTATCGGACTTGTCTTTCCTTAAGAAAGAGACCAGAGACCTGCGTGCCGAGAATACATTACTGTCGGAAGGGGCTGTCGTATCGTTCGTCCTGATTATATAGACCCCGTTTCCGCCGCCGGTATATGTCTGCCCCTTGTAGGTCAGGGAATCAATCTTGTCTTCCATATCCCCGATACGGGAATAGGGCATACTCTCGCCGATTATGTATGCAGGGCTGTCCCAAGGCTTGTCAAGGTTGAACTCCCAGCCGAGTATGCGGCTGTCGCGCCCGTTCTCAAAAAAAGCCCTGTTTACAAGGAACACTTTCTGTCCGAACTCATAGAAGCGTCTCAGCCGGTCGTTATACACCCATTCGGAATCAAGGGTCGTGTTATATGTACCGTCATCCCTTTTGCGTCGGTCGGCATACTCCTGCGCCTTTCCCTTAAGCTCCTGTTCGGCTTCGGGGGTATATCTGTCAGACACAAGCTGGATGTTGAAACCGGAAAGGACATACTCGTCGCCGTTTTCCGGACAAAGGGTATCATCGGGAAGCATACGCCCGTAATCCTCGTTTCTCACGATTTCCCAAAGCTGTGCACCGCGCATGTCGTCTTTGGGGTCGGGATTGAAAATGACACCGAATTCCATGCCGTTAAGTTTGCCGGACTGGAACCGGATTCTCAGTTCCTGGCCTTCGATAAGATATTCCTCCTTGAACTCCAGCCCGGTATCCTTGTAGCGGTAGTAGGTGACGGTCTCTTTCGTGCCGTTCTCGTCCTTCACCTCTTCGGTGCGGGTATGCACGTCGGATAATGTGCCCGTACGCCGGGGATAGACATTTTCAAATACGACAATATCCTCTATCGCTTCCTCTTCGGACATGTCGGAATACACATCAATGTAAGGCGTGTCCGCGGGAAGCATCAGCCTGCGCTGGACTACGCCGTTGACAACCGTCTGTTCATCCACGGGACGGTAGTCTGCCGGAATATTCCGGGTAGAGCCGAACGCATAGATTCTGGTCGCATAAGTACCTTTGCTGTCGCTGCGGGTCATGGCTGACGCTTCAACCCCTAACTCGATTCTGACGGAATTACCATATTCATTTCGCCCAAAATGGATTATGTTATCCGTTATCCAGCAATCACAGTCCCATTTCTCCTTATCGGCCATGGAGAACAGGGCGTCAAGAAGGTTCATATTGTCGTACCTCATCGCAACGGCCTTGTTCTCCACTGTGGAATCTATGCTGAACTCAAACTCTTTTCCATTGTATGTATATCCGAGTGCCTTCAGGTTGCGGAGGAATACGCCGAGCTGCACGTCAAGGGGTGCGGTCAGAGACCATGAAGCCTCATGGCCGGCATGTTCGGGAGTGTACTTGAAAATCTTGTTCTTCCACTTCCAGTAATACGCGTCCATGCGCAGCTCATAGTCATATCCCCCGGTAGAAGCATTGAAGGCAGGTTTCTGCAAATCCACTATCTCATAGACCTTGGACAGCAGTCCGCCCAGGGACTCGTCAAGCACTCCCGACAAATCCACGTAGTCGCCGAGCTTGAAATACACCGGGTCGGGAACGCTGAACGGAAGGATGATATAGTCTTCCTTCATCAGGGTAAACCTGCCTTTAGCCCCGGCATTAATGGGGGTCGAAAATCTTGTCTTACCGGATATGTCTTTGATGTCTACCATAACGCATCCAAAGTTCGCAGATAAAAAAAAGAGTGCCCTATTTTGGACACTCATATACACGACAATAAATCCAATGTCGTGAATTAGGTTCTGTTTGCTGGGTTTGGCTCGTTAAACTTGGCTGAAATTTTTCCGAAAGTCTGGTCAAAACTCTGTGCATAAGCAACGCTTTTCCCAAGATAAATCAGATGATAAATCTCATTACTGTTAGCCGGAACTTGAATATCAACCACACCTTTATACAATTCTTCAAAGAAAGCTTTTTTCTTTGCTTGATAGTCGGATTGGGAATTTCCTTCAATTGTAAAAGAAAGTGTTATTTCCCGTTCATCTATTTTGGGGTCATTGATTATCACACGTTTTCCATGTTCCAACCGGGACTTATTTTCTATAAATTCTTTCATGGGTGATGATGCCCCAAGTACATCAAGAAAGCCCTCCCCCATTCTTACCCCCCATGTTGTGTAGGCGTCTTGGGTATTTATCAATAAATCTGACATAGTTTATAATTTAGATGTATTGTTTTTCACTTCTGCCATATCTTTCTGAATTTGAATGATTGGTTTTACAATAGCTCCTGTATTTTCCGAAATCTGTACCAATTCAAGATAAGATTGTGCTATCAAATCTCGCGTATCATCAGCGATATTCCTTGTTTCCGTATTTATGGAAAGTAGAGCATCTGCTTTTACTGTCAGTAGATTAAGTGATTGAGATTGAATAATATTCTGATTCTTTATCTCTTCTCCTGCAATCTGCAATGCTGTAAACCGCCCGTTCAACTCTTCGCCGGTATCTTGACTCATTGCCTGAAAGCCTTTGGATGAAGCTGACTGCGATGTTGATTCTTGCGAAATTTTATCATATCCGGTTGCTGCGGCAAGCTCGTCACGAAGCTTCATGGCTTCATCCACATAACCCATGTACTCATCCATCAGCTCCTTACGCTCATTATTATCAAGCGTACCATCATCTTTCATGGCTTCACCGAATTTGTCATACCATGTTCTCAGTTTGTCACTAAACTGTTCACCGATGGCATTTGACAGCATTGCCTGCATGAAATATTTGGATATGTCATCAGCAACATCCTCAGCACTCTTCTCCATGTCCATCAGACTGCTTACAAAACTGTCATACATGGAATCGAATGACATTCCGGTCAGACCCTCATAAAGATTATCGGTCAACTCCTCCAGTTTGCCGGCCTGCTCAATATAATCATCAAGTTTATCGGTTACACGTTCACCATAACCACCTTTCCCGGCATTCTGCATCTTTGTCCATATATCAACATTACTACGGAGTTTTTCCATCTCTTCAGGTGTCAGCTCCCATAATGAAGAAGTTCCGGTAAAATTCTTATTTATGTTCTGTTGAATCCATTTCAAGTCTTCGGCAGACCATCTCATGTAGTATTGCCAGCTCTTATGTGAATTATGGTAACCCGCCTGTTCACGGGCGATATTCAGATAATTGGAGTTCTGCTCTTTCTGGTATTCATAAGCACTTCTATACGCAGCTACGGATTTCGTTCCTTTGCTTGCCTTTATCTCATCTGTCAATGATTCGATAGAAGTCTGTAGCGTCTCGTTACGGTCGGTAAGACGATTAATGGAATCCTGTACCTCCTTTGCATTGCTTCCACTCCAATTAATTACCCCACCTAATGATGTGATACTTGTCAAAGCTCCTTTTATTGTTTGCAAACCACCAGTAACAATAGACATTGGTTTCATTAGGTCTATACTTCCAAGTCCATCCAACATCTCGCCAAACCCGGACATTGTTCCCTCCAACCATTCAGGTGTTTTTGTACCAAGCGTTTCCATGATACCGATAACTTGATTACCGGCATCGACATATTGACCTATCTCATCAACGCCATGATGTAAAACGGTAGTAGCTTCCGATATCGCTTTCTGTTTGTTGTTTTTTGCGCTTTCAAGAGTAGCCTTTGCATTCTTCTTTTCTTCGTCTGTACCTTCTTTGAGCGTTTTGTTATACGCTTCCTGCGCTTCACGTTGAGCATCAGTGGCATCTTTAAGGGATTTAAAGGAAACAGACATAGCTTCAAAAGGATTGCGTTCTGAAACCTTATCATCAATCCTTTCGATAGCATCTACCAGTTCTTTAAGGTTTTCAGGAGATAAATCCTTTTGAGATGATATAAAGTCTTTAAGGTTAACTTTCAACTTTTTCAAAGTATCAGTAGAAACCTTGTCAAGATTACCAAAGACTTGTTCCCAATTCATATTTTTCTTGAATTGTTCAGCATCAAGTTTGAATATATCTTCATTCTTGACTTCTGTACGCTTCTCAACGCTTCGGTCTATTTGGGCTATTTCACTGGCATCACCTTTGGCTTCCGCTTTCTTACGGGCTTCCTGCAATATTGAAATATCATCATTAAATTTCTTTTCAATGGCAAGACGTTCATCGGCATAAGACAAATAGCGCTCTGCCAAATCCTTATATATTTTTTCATTACTGATAATGGCTATCTTGTATAGTTCATCATAATAGTTTTGCTCATCATCAGACAGCTTTATATCGGTGGCATCAAAAGACTTGCCTTTATTCTTCGGATTAGCTTCCCATGCAGCGCGAGTATCCTCAACTTTCTTCCGCAAAGCATCTTTTTTTTGTCGGTCAATAGCCTGCATCTCCTTTTCAAAGTTGAGTTCCATTTCAGCGATAGTCTTGGCAGAACCTTCATCCATAGCTTTGATTCGGGCTTCATCAACTTCCATCTGCAAATCTTCGGCAGAACGTTGCTGTTCTAATGATTGCTTATCAAGGAGGGCATTATATTTATCAGTCTGCTTACGAAGTTTCTCGGTTTGATTATCTTGTTTGGTTAATGAACTTCCGGTAATACCGCCCAAATTTTTATAGGCTTTTTCAGTTGTTTCTACTCGTTTCTTAGCTTCTTCATATTGCTTTGAAGTAAACTTGGATTTATCCTTTTCTATTTCAGAAAGTTTCTTCTTAGCATCATCCCAGTCTTTCTTTGCTTTCTCATAATCCTGCTTGTAGGTAGTAGGGGATTTCTTTTTAGCCAATGCTCCATTAATTGAAGAAATAACGCTTTCTAAATCCCCACCTTTAACCATCATCCCGTTTACAACAAAACCATTGCGTTTGGATGCAGACGATTGAGCAAGTTTCAATTCCGCTTCAAGCTTCTCCTTAGAATAGTTTTTAAGATTGGATTTGTAAGCGGAAATATTATCATCCAACATGTCTTTCTGATACTTTTTTAAAAGTTCAGAGTTTTTCTCCATTTGCTCACGCACCTGTACGTATGACTGATTACCAGAAAACAATTTCCATATTTCTTTATCAGAATCAGACATATTCTTCCGTAAATCGGAATTATCAAATAGCTGCAAATATCTCCGTTGATTAGCAATCGTTTGTTTTAGAGCATTATAATCATCTCTCCTGCCTTGAACAGAACGCCTTGAATCTTCTTCGTTTATTTTTTGCTTCAACTTCAAGATATCCTCCAACTTTAGCTTTTCAATATCGTATTGTTCGAAAATTTTAGGGTATTCTTTACGAAGTTCTTCTAATGATTTTTGCCGAGTAAGAGTAGCCAAACTCTCATCACGAGCAGCCGTCAATAATTCCTCGATTTTCAGCTTGTGTTCCTGTTCTTTTTTTAATGCTGCATCTTTAATGCCGTTATATTCTTTTTGAGCACGGGCGGCAGCAGTTGTACTGTCAGACATTGCCCACATAGTAGCTGTTAATCCAACAAGCACCGTAGCCAATGCTACATAAGGATTAGTAAGCATAGCAGCATTTAAAGCCAACTGCGCCTTTCTTGCTAATAAACGGGCATTGGTAAGTCCAATCTCCACAAGAGTATGTTTACTTTCGGCAGCAGTAACAAGCATCACTGCGGTCCGGTATGTACCATAAGTAACCACTAATCCAGCCAAGACCTTACCTACTGTTTCATAATTCTGAATCAACGAAGTTGTCATTTGAATACCGTCCATGATAACACTTTCCGACTTAGTTCCCAATTCGTTAAACACGGAATCCAAAGCATCCTGCATCATAGACAACTGACCATTGATAGTCTTTGAAGCATTCTCAGACATATTATAGAACTTACCACCTGCGGAAGTTGCATCAATGAATGCCTGTTGAACCATTTCAGCGGAAACAGCACCTTTGGACATTTCATCTTTCAAAGTTGCGATAGATTTTCCGGTCTTTTCGGAGATAATCTGTAACGGGTTGAATCCAGCGTTTATCATTTGATTCAAATCCTGCCCCATAAGTTTACCCGCTGCTGACATCTGTGAAAATGCCAAAGTCAGCGAATTGAACTTACTGGATTCCCCCATAGAAATATCACTAATGGCTTTCAAGTATTTGATAGTGTCTTCTGCTTGTATGTTAAATCCAAGCATCATCTTTTCTGCTCCAACCATATCTGACATAGTAAGTGGAGAAATCTTAGCCAGCTCCTTGATTTGCGGAATCAGTTGCCCTGCCATATCCTTTCCAACCATAGTCTCAATAGCGGTCTGCATGGATTGAAATTCTCCACGAACACGAATTATTTCAGAACCTAATGCCTTTAATACTCCAGCACCACCAATAACCGCCAATGCTTTCTTCCAAGAAATAGCGATACCGTTGTTACTTTCTACGATTTCCTTAGCATTATCATTGTAAAGGGCGTATTCATCCCGAAGTTTCTTTACGGAAAGACGCGCTTCGGCTTGTTGTTGGGTTAATCCAAATAAAGCCGCCTTTTCTTCATCAAGAGCTTTGCGGGCAGCATTGTATTCTTCTAACTTGCCATTTGCTGATAACGGATTCCTTTTCAATGCTATACGATAAGCATCCCCAAGTCGTTTTACATCCGCTTCAATATCCTTAACTACCGTTTTTTGAGCAAGAATCTTCTCTGTGAATCCATTCACTACCTGAGAAGCATCGAAGATTTTCCTTTTGAATCCTGTTTCCATCTCTGCTCCAGCTTTGGCTGCATTAGTCACCAACTCATCCAATTTTTGGTTGGATGCAGCAAGTTGGGTATTCAAAGCCTTGAAAACAGCAGGAGACTGCGTGCCATCCATGCTCATTAACTCCTGCTTTAATTTTGCAATTTCATTACGAAGTCTTACAACTTCTTCCCAGTCACTACCTACCTTAAAATATAATTTCGCCATATCTATTTCTTTTTCCTACGATTAGCCAATTCCTTACCACTGATTCTATTCACCTTCTGACCACCATATACTGCGTGTAATTTATCCCGTTGCATCATCAGCAGATTCCGATAAGGGATAATCTCAAACACTTCTGTATAACTCAGATGCAGCGTGTCAATCAAATGGGCTATCTGCCCGAAGAACGTTGTGTTTCCTACTGTTTCGGTTTTGCTGCCAGCATCGACACGTTCCTCATCGAGCTGACACACTGAAAAGCCGAAATATCCATCATGGAAAAACACACCTCCAAAGCATTCCTAACTTCTTCAAAAGTCCCGTTCTCCAAATTATCAGCCAGTTCCTCACTGCCACAGATGAAACAAGAAATGCCTTTCAGCATATCTCCAGTAATTTCAGGAAGTTCTTTAATAGCTTCCATGACATTATCTCCAGTCATGCCGATATTGGAAAAATGATGAATGGCACGACAGATAATTTTAATTGTAGGAGGTTTAATGGTATAAACCATCCCTCCTATCTCCACATTCATGAAATCCAGCCCTAACAAAGCATTAGAAACCGTTTTTGCTGCTTGATTCATATTCTTAAACTAAAAGGGGGAATGGTATATATCCATCCCCCGGTTATCACTCTTGTGCTTTTACCAATGTTATCTCTTTTTTAAGAGTGGTATCAACTTCAGAAGGAGTGGTTTTAATATCTCCTGACTGAGTGACGTACCCCACTTTCGACACTTCATAGTGAACGGTAGCCCCAGCATTCACCTGCTTTGACTTGACCGTTGCACCGTCCAGCTTTACGGTCGCATCGGAAGGAGTAGGTACAATGGTTACTGTAGTTCATGCCTGCAAAGCTTTAATCTGCCCTTCTTCATAGTTATACTCAGAAGAAACACCTTCGATTCCCGATTCCTGCACCAAGCCTTTTACAGCGATTGCAATTGCCTTATCCGTATTGGCTTCACGGGAAACAATACGGCATTTTGGGAAGATGAACCAGACATCATCATCGGTCAAACAGAACAATGCTTTGTTAATGACCACTTTATCCAAAGCACGCTTCCAACCTACATCTTTAGATGTTGCCTGAATAACATCGCCACCCATGAACGCTTTCTTGGTCTTCCAGTCATATTGTCCGATAGAGAAAACGGGCGATACTTCTCCCGGCACATCATCGTAACGGTAATTTTTTCCCGTTAATTGGTTCTTGTACCCAGTGACAGAGGCTTCCGTTTCCTCAATCTGCCACGTTTCCCCGTGTACATTCAAAACCTCATCTTTCGCTTTGATAGCGGCTTGAATCAAAGTCTTTGCGATTTCGGGGGTAATGTCTGCCGTTACCTTATCAATATCGGCAAACAAGATTCTTTTTATTCCTACTGCTGAAATCATAATCTTATAGTTTTACATTTATTACTTCAAATAAAATTCTCACATTCACGTAATGGCATTTCAAAGCTGTATCCGCTTCCGTGCCAATTGATTCGATAGAGTAACGATAGGTTGTACCGTCATAGGTGCTTACTACATCATCAAGCAGCTTGCCAGCCTTTCTTTCAAGTTCGTTAAGCCGGATTGTGTTCGCTTCATTCTCGCTTAAATTGGGTACACATAGATTCACTTCTGCGAAAGCTTTCTTCCAATACTTTCCCGGCTGTTGTTTCTTCGTGTGGATGACAATCCTTTCGGACTTCAATTCACCCGTCAGCGTTTCACCATCAGGCACTATATCTACTCCGAAAGCCTTGCAATCCCGGTAGAGAATGTTTCCTATGTCGGTAGTTACTATCATCTTTCAAATCGTTTTTTACATCTTTCCTCAGTTCTTACTGCTGCACTTCCCGCCACTTCGTAACCTTTGGATTCTACGAATGACGCATAATCAGCTTCGTTTTTCAGAGTCAAGCCATCTTCATTAACCTCATAATCATTCGATTCTCTCAAATGCCCTGTACAGTCCCGATAACTCCCAGTCGCTTTTGCATCTTCAACGAACATCTCCCCCTCTTCCTTCATTCCTGCAATAACTTCTGTTTTACCTTCCTGGAAGAAATCATCGACATCCGAAAAGTCTGCATCTATTCCAACCATATTACTCTATAGGAAAAATAGTTTGTTTCCAAAGGGCTTTTAGCAACTCCTTCACCTCTTATGCTTCCATCGGCATTCAAACAACGAACCTCTGCACCTGCTTCAACCTTTGACGGCTTGTCAAAGACTACCTTGTACTTGAAATCATACAAAGCACCATTGATAGATACTTTCTTTTCCGCACTTACATCATCACAACGGCATTTGCATACCTCCTGCCAGTATTCACCACCTGTACCGGGAATGGGTCTTCCGAACTCATCCTTAGCCATCGGAGTGATAACTTTTACCTGCAATATGTGTGGAGCGAATATCATAAAAAAGTCACTTTAGGTTTGTTACTCAGTTCGTCTTTCAAACCGTACTGTTTACACAGAAATGAATAGTAATCCTTAATGCCTTGAATGTTCCAAGACATAGAAAAACCGCTTTCGCTGATGGAAGTGGCACGAAGCAATAGAGAGGGGATGAACTTCGCAATTGCCACCGACACCCGTGTTTGGCAATCCTCGTTCATCTCACCCCCTCCGCTTATCTTTGCGTTCAGACATATATCGAAAAGGTCAGCCTCCGACAAGTTAACGCCGAAGGTCTGAAACTTCTGTAATATATAATCGTTTACTGTCATGCGTTCATCTCACTCAAATCGAAGTTCACAATCAGGTTCGGGTTCGCAATCTGCGGAATCCATTCGGCTGTGTATTCCAGATAGCGACCATTGCCATCCTTGTAACCTGAAATCAGCATATCGCCATCTGCCTGAGTGTAATTACGTCCCGGTACACCATCCACAGCTTCATAAGGAGTGTGGAAGCGCATATAACCGATTTTATCCTGCGGAAGCAGGGAAATACGACCATCTGCATAAATGGGGATATTCTTACCTGTTTGGTCTACCACATAATCTTCCTTGATTTCAATAGTCGGAAGTCCGATACCCGTAAAAATAGCAGAAGCCAGTTGCGAAGTGATAATCCCGGTGGACATATACATCTCGTTGCCTGTAAGCTGCATCTTGAACTTATCACCGAACTCGCTTGACCCGATGATGTTCTTGACGAATGTGCCACGGCTCATAATCATCTTGGGGAATGTGCCGTAAATAGATTTCAGTTCATTCAGTTTCTGCTGCAAGTAAGTGACGAAATAGTCTTTATCCTCTGTGTCCGGCTTGATAAACTTGAACGGCAAGTCGATGTTCAATAAGTCAATTCCTCCGGCATTGTCGTCCTTGTTCTTCACGCTTGCTGCTCCAGTCATCAACAGAGAGCCTACGATAATGTCCATACGCTTGTGTGGTGCCAGCAATACCTGACGGTAATCGTCATAGATGAAGTCCACGATGTCACGCATGGCAGCCTTCTGGTCTTCCGGTTTGGCAGCATTATACTTGTCTATCAAGTCCTGTAAATCAGACAAGCGGTCGATTGAGATTTGGTATCTATCACCCAAATAGGCGATTTCGCCATATCCCGAACCAATATTCCTACGTTCACGGATAGGCTTTTCACCATAACGGGAGTTGATGGAACCGGCCATCACACCCGTAACCTGACCAATGTAGTCTTTGAATACACGGGTAGTTGTTCTGCGGAAGTCAAGATACTGCCGCCAGTAGATAGTGTCCTTTCTCGTTTGGAGGACACGCTGAATCACTGCATTTACAATGTTCGGGTCATTAAACAATGTCTGAATAGTTAGCATCATATCTTAGTCCTCCTTCCTTTATTTTGTTGCGATTACACCTGCTGTTCTCAAAGACGCCAAAAGAGCATTCAATTTCGTATGTGCATCTTCTTGCCCAGTAGCATCATCCACTTTAACACCCTGTTTTACACCTCCAAGTGCGGAAGCAGTAGCTGCTGCTAATGTAAATTTGTTAGCTTGTGATGCAACACCATCCAATTTAGCTTTATCTTCCTTACTCATCAAGCCATCCTGGCTGGAAGAAGCCTTTGGAATAGATACGGTTTCTTTTTCTTGTCTAACATCTGGAGCATTAAACTGGAAATGCGGCATATTAGCCTTGTCAATATCAGCGAAAGGCATTGCCAGCTTGGTAGGTTCAATTTCAAACGCGCGCATCAGAAGAGCTACCAACACGATACCGTCCTCTACCTGTTTCCTTTCATACAGGGCTGAGTTTGCAATAACCTTCGGAGTAGTTCCGTCTGCTGCCGTTGCTTCATAAAGAACTGTTCCAGCTTCCAAATCCTCCCCGAAGTCTGCCGCCAGTGTCAATTTATCGAAAGCCTTGTCAGACTTGTCGATAGCATTAATTGTCGCTCCATGTGCGCCGTTACCCAAGTGCATACCCTTGTAAGCCAAAGAGTTCTTTTTGATTTTCAATGTGGTATTGGAACCTGTTGTAAACTTTTCATATACTTCCACACGGATAGCCACTTGGGATGTTTTCTTCACCAAGTCAGCTGCAATCGGTGTGAATGAGGGCAAGTACGAGCCGACAACGAGGTTGGTTGTGTCCAACTTGTACGGGCCTCTGCGTCTGCGTCCGGTTTCTACGTCGTAGCGTTCTTCCTGCTCAACTTCCGGTTCAAGATTATACTTAAATCCTGCTGCCATAAAATCACTGTTTTTGTTGTTCTACAATTTCTTTAGTGTCGTCTGCAATCATTTTCGCAAACGCCTGAGTCTCATTCTCCAGTTCTTTTTTTGCTGTATCTGGAGGAACTACACCCTTAAAGCCATCATTCGCAAACTCCTGCTTCAAGTCCTTGAAGTATGCGTCCAAGTCCTCATCGTCCTTAATGGCGCATCGTTTGGCGTAGTTTTCGGGAATACCATACTCCTTTGCCTTTGCCAAAATCTGCTGGCTACGTGTTGCTTGAGCCTTTTCTGCTTCAAACTGTGTTAGCTTATCAGAAAGGTTCTTGTTGGAGTCAATTAAAGCTTGCGCCCATGCAGGCACATCGTCTTTATTCTCTTCCGTTTTGGTAGTAGTGGTAGTCTCGATTGGCTTACCGTCTTTAAGGTTATGCCTCTTCTCGTAGTTAGTCACTGCTGTTTTTGAAGCATCCCCGGCACGGAAATCACCATAGGAGTTAAGCACGTCCGAAAAACTGATACCCTCAACAATGGAGTTTACCTTTGTCTCGTCCGTTACACCCTCTGCCTTTTTAGTAGCGATTCGGGTTAAGATAGCAGTGTCCACCCCAGCGAATTTCTGTTGTAGCCCTGCCAAGATTTGTTCTAAGATTGTCATACCGTATGAATTTGATTTATAAATTTCTACGGTAAATTTCGTTATTTATAAAGAAGGTGAAAAATTATCAGATAGGTGATACACGACAATGAAACGATTGTCGTAAAATGATATAAAAAAGGCGTGAAACCGAATGGAATCACGCCTAAATATTCTTCTTATGAACTAATCAGAAACCCAACATTGCAGCAGGAGGAATATTCAAAACTCGACATAGCAACCTCGCAATTTTGAGGGTCGGTTCCGAACGTCCAGAAATATAGTCATTCACACGCGATGGACTTATTCCAATCTCACCAGCAAGTTGCTTTTGACTCATCCCTTTCTCTTCAAGGGATAGCTCTATCAATTCCGCAACAGTCGGTTTTTCTATCGGATAATGTTCTTTTTCGTATGCTATCACAATATCGGACATAACTGTAAGCTCCACCGCATTCTTATCATTTGAAGGCGTATTGTCATCAACCAATGGCAGAAGTTCCTCCACTCTCGCCAAAGCAAATTCATACTGTTCTTTCGTTACTTTATTCATACTTCTATCTCTTAAATGGTTGAACAATCTATCTTATCGTAATCTTTATGAGTACCAACCCAGCGAATGAAGACGTACCCAATTGTAAACTTAACAACGACAACCAACCGATAGTTGTTGCCTCTGATATTGAAAACGTAGTGTTGGTTGCCTACATAGTCAGCAGAAAGAAAATCCACTTTAATGTCTGATAGGTTCTTCCATTCAGCTTTTTCCGCTATATCATACCAACGTTCTAAGGCTATGCGTGAATCTTCATAGCCTTTCGTCTCGTAGAACTCTTTCAATTTCTTATGTGATACAATCCTCATACCTCTTTTGTTTGATGCAAAAATATGAATTAATTTTGAATTATAAAATTTTTCCAAAGATTATATTCTACAATATAGAATTTAGCAATAAAAAAGCGGAACTAAATTAGCTCCGCTCAATAGTACGATAAGAACATGAAGTAATGAATTATCCTTTGGAGTTAGGAGACGCTGCATTGTTATTCTTTGCCGCTTGTTCCTCCTTGATTTCTGCAAGCTCCTCTTCTACCCTATCAGCGTTCCCAGCAAACATAATGCCCTCACGTCTTGACCATACACCACCACTAACAGCGGAGACAGCCGTAGTAACCTTATCGTTCAAATCATCAATCATATATGGAACCAGTTCTGTTTCTATGTCAATGGTCTGCGATGCCTTGCTAAACTCGGTTGGATTGATAGAGCCTAAAGCGGAAACAATGAAATTTACTCTCCGCTGCAAGAACTCGCCGATAACCTCACCGTGATTTTCTACCGCCATGTGTGCACCCATGAACATAAAGCGGAAAGCGGTTCCTGATGCTTTGCCTACCCCCTTCAACGTCTCAAAGGATATTCTTGGAGTGTTTGACATATCATAAGCCATATTGGTGAGTGTTTCTGCTTCAAATTTTACGGTATCTGGCACCTGATTCCATGTTAAATATCGTGCACCAGCCCCCTCTCCTTCCAGTTTTACCATTCTATCCTTTGTCTTACCAGTGAACCCTATCACTTCACCAATTAATTCCAAAATGGGGAAAAAATGATAGTCAATGCAATCCGCGTAATTAGAAAGAAGTTTTTCCAACCGGACCCGGAAAGTCTTAATCTTCTTGCAATAAGGTTCAGGACGATAAGCATAGAGAACCGGTAGTTTTGGGAATCCATGAGCAAAAGGAGTTCTTTCTTCATATCCTTTAGACAAATCCCATTGATAAACCATTTTGTCCGTGATAGTCATAAAGCAGATGACCTCCGAATCATCCATGAGCTTCTTTTTATACTCACGTGAGAAAGCAATCATTTTACCTTCGTCGTTAAAGAACGGGTATAGCTTATCACCTCTGAATGGAGACCATAACACGCTTTTCAGTTTCTTGGTGGGCTTGACCTTCCCCCCGAAAGAAGTCTTTATTTTCTTCCAAAACTTTGCCCAAAACGAATCATCATCGGTAACATACCAATATTCTGCCGCTTCCTGTTCGGAGAGCCAGGCACGGACAATCTTCTTGTTTTGATATTTGATTTTATTAGACTTGAATACAGCCTTTACCGCATCCAGCAGTTTTTTTTCATCATCATCGGTTGGAGTGCAATCCATAGACGGTTCTGTGCCGACCGTGAAAGCTGTTTGAATGTTCACTATATCCTGTTCCAATGGAATGGAGATACGGTTCACCGGTTCAGTCTTATACTTTGCTTCGATTTCATAAGTCTTACCAGTTTTTTCATCGAAGTGTTTCTCTGCTTCTTTTTCAAGAACCTTTCTGTCCGGATACTTCTTTTTGTCAACCATAATTTCATGGCGTTCCGGATTCCAATCGTCCCAAAGTTTACAACAGTCGGGAAGTTCAGTCTTCCTACCTTTCTTCAGGTAGTTTATCTTCTGCCCGATGTCAGACAATGCTAATATTTCTTCTAAATTCAATGGCATAGTTTATATTTTTAATGTGTGAATATTCCTGTTAAATCTTTCGGCTTCTGAATTTTACCAAGAAGCTCACCCAATACATAGTAACGTACAGCATCTATTCCGTGATTGTCATGGTCTTCCGGTTCGTTGATATAGTTCCCATCCTTATCCTTTGCCCAGACATAATTTCTGTACTCCCTTTGAAGGTTGTAAGAACGCTTGGTTATGTAAATATCCATTCCCTGCATCTTGTCAATACCGGCATTGATAGAGCCTTGCCCTTTCTCTACCGGGTAAATCTTGATACCTCCGTTATGGATTTCCTGAATAAGTCGTGGGTCTGCACTGTCAGCTATCACCTTTAGATTCCACGGACGGAGAGTCTTAATTATATCCCCAGATAGTAAACCTGTACGGTAATCCACTTCGTCCAAATATAGCGCATTGTCTATGATTCCACATCGGATAGCTGCTGTAGGGTCGTTAGTATAACCAAAATCCAGCCCAATTCCGACCCTCTTACACCACATCGGGAACTCATCCACAATACCCCATTTCTTGAACACAGCACCCTCAGCCACATCAGCCCAACGACCGATAACCACATGAGCATACTTTTCAGGATTACTCACCTTCATATCTTCCACCTCTTTCAGGAACTCAGGAGAAAGGTTATCCAAGTTATCAAAATACGTAGTGTGGATATGGAGCACATTCGGATGAGTGGAAATCTGAACCTGCACACCGTCAATCTCTACCAGCTTGTGAGTTTTCTCAATGTATTTCTTGTAGATGAAGTGATTGGAATCGCACGGGTTCATAATGATGATAATCCGGTTCTGAATCCCTTTCTTACGGATGGAGAGCATTATCTTGTCGAACTCATCTTCGCTTGTCCACTCTTCCGCTTCATCGCAGACGAAAGTCGTAATGCCTTGAATGGATTTCAGTTTTGCTGTCTGGTTCCCGGAAGAAGTCTTGATACCCCGGAACATGATACGGCTCTTAGTCATCTTATTGACTATATCCGTCTTTGTGGTCTTGAAATATTTCGTGGTACCGTCCAAATCTATCTTCTCCATCATTTCGGGGATGATAGACATACCGGCAGAAACCATCGTGTAACGGGTGTAAAGAATCTGATGCACAATCTTCTCTACGGGAGTCATTTCAAAAGTCAGCCGTTCTATGAAGGTAGAAGCATTGAAAGACTTTCCGCTACCACGCCCACCGGTGATAAGAATTATAAATTTTTCCTTATCCTCATATAATGGATGGTAAATTTCTTGAGGTACTATCATTTCAGCTTGTCTTTAATCCAAGAATCAATGTTGATGCCGTGCTCTATGTCTGTTGGAATATCAACATCTTCATCTTGTTTGCGTTCAATCTTTCTCCAATCTTCATCGTGGTGATACAGCCAAACGGACATTGCTTGCAAATTTGGAGCTAACTCACTTTCGCTAACTTGTAATTCGTCCTCACCTGTCAAATTTCCCTCTGAATCACGGAGCTTTCTTACCACGGTGCTTTTGGTTTTTATGCCACCGAGAGCCATTGCAAGGAATTTAGCCCTTACAGTGGCATTGATTGTCGCGCGCCCACGCGCTAAGACTTCGGATATTTCGGTGTACTCACTTTTCTTTTCGCAGAAAGTTTGTGGTAAAATCCCTATGGCATAGGCTATTTCCTTGTCAGTGAATCCCTTTTTGGCATACGATTCCACGAGAGAAAGAAAGTCCTCGCTTGTATAATCAAACTTTGGCTTTCTTCCTCCTTTACCTTTTCTATTTTGAGATTCACTATTGCTCATATTACTTCTTTAATTTTCCACATTTCTCACATTGTTCATACCTGAACTCAGAGAACATCACACTACCTTTCCAAACATAATGATGAACACAAAACAGGTTTTGCTTTAGAACATTCCTTATCCAAAGTATAAAATCGCCAATCATAATTTTAACCGTTATTGTTACCCATATATACACGGCGAGAAATTGGCTTGTTTCCATAGACATCAACTCCTCTTTTTGAGAAATAGCTATCTATTTTCTCAGCATATCTTCCCATTATGGATTTCGTTCTATCCCTTATGTTTCTTTGTCTTGCAGAACCTAACCCGTATTGTCTTCCAGCGTTGTACATTATTCGTCTGGACTGCTGATATAACTGGCTATATGTTTTCTTTCTAACTCAGCTTTCCTCCCAATAATTAATCTATTCTTTCTACTTGTTCATCAAAAACTTCTCCCTTTATAAACTTCATATCTGGCTCATACCCGAACCTTTCGCAGAAAGCGGCTTTAGCTTCATAGGTATCGAAGGACAACATCACATAGGCATCCATGTTCTCAGCTTGCTTCTGTGCGTTTTCTTTCACCTGATGCTTGACCTCTTTCATGTGGGCTACCTTTTCAGCACGTTCCAACTGTTTGGCGGCTTTATCGGCTTCTTTCTGTTCTGTTACAGGCGACATCATGCTTTCCAGTTCGTCAGCAATGGAGCTTTC